CAACTGGTCTGCAATACGCCAACACCGGCGCAGGGCCAGTCGTGCTTTACTCCGCAAGTGGAACGGCTTTACCTAACGAAACCTCAATTGCTACCAACAATGCGGTTACCGTCACACTTCCCACCGCACCACCAAACGGAACTGTAAATACGATAAGCAGTACCGCATACGGATTCACTATTGCAAGGGGTGGTCTAACTGACACAATTACTTACATTATTTTAGGTTCTACATTTAGCGGCGCAACCTCTATTTCGGCATCTGGCAACGGCGTTAGGCGTTTCGTTTATAACTCAGGCGTTTGGACAGAAATTGGCGCACCAGCACTAAATGCTGCAGTCGGAATTCTATCAACTTATTCAGGTGGAACTGGGGCAGGTACGGTTTCCGGTGCTCGTGGAACTTTGGGCATAACGCCAGGTTCAGTATTCCCATCGGCCCACGGTGTCAAGGCTTGGACATTTGACCCAGCCACTATTGCAAGCAGCAGTACTATTATTCCTACTAAGGGCGTTGCTTACGCAACACGAATCCACATGACTACGGCTGCAACTGTTTCAACAGTTGGATTCTTTACTAATGCTGGTTCGGGAGCCTCTATGGTAAACTCCTACGTCAGTTTGTATTCAGCAGCAGGAGCCGTTCTTGGATACGCTTCGTTGGGTTCTGCCTTGCTTAACACTGGGTACAACACTTTTACCCTTACGGCTGTTGGTTCGCTGGCACTTGCTAACGACACCGATTACTACATTGTTTTTCAAATTGGTACAAGTACTACAACTGCACCAGCCTTGGTTGTGGCAGGTGACTCTAGCGGTGGTGGACCCCCAAACACAGGGGCGTTAATGAACTTCAATACCACAAACGCCGCGGGGGCATTAAACGGGCGTTGTTCGTTTTGGGGAACAAGTCTGAACACCACTCCGGCTGCGGTTGGAGCAAACACCCCTGCGTTTAATCAGAGCAACTTCTTCGCCACACTCAACTAAGGAATAACATGGCAACTCTTATTACAGTCGGCGGTTCAGCAAGCACCGGAAATGGCTACACCTTTGGCGATCTAATCGAGAAGGTCTACCGCCGTGTGATGGGTGGCGTCCGTGAGATGTCAGTCGTCCTTGTGGGCAACGGCACCTCAGCAAGCCTGTCTGCTACCGACACCACGGTTCAGGTATCAGGTCAGCAGACCTCGATGATTCAGCCAGGTACGGTTCTCAGCGTGGAGCTAGAACTCATGCTGGTTCTGTCCTTTAACCAGTCCACCGGCGTGGCTACCGTCGAGCGTGGGTACTGGGGTTCAGTAGCCAGCCAGCACGTCACCGGCATTGTGGTCTACATCAACCCTCGCTACTCTCGCTACGACATTGGCGTGGCAATCAACGACGACCTGCGTTCGCTGTCCTCACCCACCAACGGTTTGTTTCGTGTGGGCGTGGCTCAGATTACTTACAACCCTGTCTTTCAGGGCTACGACCTAGGCGACCTGCCCGACAACTTCATTGACATTCTTGAGGTTCGCTACCGTATTGCACCGCCCTACCGCACCTTCCCAGCCATCAAGAACTGGAAGGTTGTGCGTTGGCAACAGAACTCCACCGACCCAGTGTTCCCATCGGGTAAGGGAATCATTTTGCGTGAAGCTGGTTGGCCTGGACTCCCCATCTACGTCACCTACTCAGCCCCATTCCTACGCTTTGTAGACACCTCGGACAACCTGCTGAACACCCCAGTAACCAACGATGAGGCACCGCCCTACAACGGGTACACCATGTCGGCGGCTGTGAACTTCACCGCTACGGCGACTAACGGATCGAACACGCTGACCTCAGTATCGAGCCTGACTGGCTTGTTCCCAGGGCAGGTAATCTCTGACGGTGCTGGAGCGTTCCCATTTGCTACCACCATTACCGCTATCAACACCATCACCAACCAAGTTCAGTTGTCCAACACGGCAAGCCTGACCTCGGCTGGCGACTCGTTCCAAGCGGCTAACCCCACCACGGTTCCTAATCTGACCGCCACCATGCTCGACCTGCCCCCACTCGGTGCCGAGATTGACCTGACCTTGCCCCGTGAGATTAGCCGTAACTTTATGGAGTCTCAGCCCGACCCACGTAAGGCCCAAGAAGTCGTGCCTGGTGCGGTTGCTGGCTCGGTGAACGCTTTGGTGAACCGCCGTATGCAACGAATCAGCGAAGAGGCTGACCGCTTGACCCGTCAATACACCAAGGTTCGTGGCTGGTAATGGCGGCACCTGTAGGTTCCGACCTTCGCTCTACCTTATTCGGTTGGAGCACCACCAGCACTAAGTCTGCTGACGCTTTCATTGGATCGCTCAGTGCTTCAGTTGCTGGAGTAGCCAACCTCGCCACCCTCGGTCAGTACGCCGTGGCTATTGGTGGTCGTGCCTTTGACGTGGACACGTCCTTCGAGCCTTACCGCCGTGAGGCTTTCCGTCACCGCACCTTGGCAGCTCAGCGTCAGTCCATTAACTTCACCAACATCATGGGTGAGGGAACGGTAAACACCGAGGGACTCTGGCGACGTGAGCAAACCGACTGGGCTATGGGTGCTGGTCAATTATTGCTCGACCAGAAGCGTGACTCACAGGAGACTAGGTTCCGTGCCTCAAAGGGCTTGGACGCTTTCTCCATGCCTTACCAACTCACCTTGCAGAACGACGTTACTCAGCAATACGCTTCGTCTTACAAGAACACCATGACCCTGCGTTGTGGTGGATACATCATTGTCATTGACGGCACTGAAGTATTCGCTATCACTGCTTGGCCTATCTCTGGCTCGGCGTCACCCAACATTACTTGGGGAACCACCGGCGTTACAAAGATTTACTCAGCAGACGCCAACGACAACTACGTTTATCTAGCCACTGACCAGGGCATTTACTTCTTTCAGCCCACCACTGGCTCGCTGACCCTGACCAATGCGGCTAACCGCTACGCCCAGAACGACACCGTTGGTGGTGGCTCGGCAGGTGGAACCTTCACCGGCTCTACGTCATACACCTCGGCTCAAGCTCCGTCTTACACCATCACCGTAGCGTCAGGTACGGTGATGGTGAACCAGTTGGTGAACGGCGTGGGCATTACGCCTAACTCGGTGATTGTGTCCGTGTCTGGCTCGACAGTCACCTTAAACCAGCCAGTCACCGCTACTGGTACTTCGACCACATTCACGCAGTCCACTCTGCCTGCCCCTAACTTCACCGGCTACCACCTAGTTCGCTGGGTGGGCAACCAGGTATTCGCTGCCGCTGGGAACCGTCTCTACATGTTCTCGCCAGTCCACACCATTAACACGGTGCCGACTATCGCTACCGCCTACGCCACTCAGCCTGCCGACCTGATGATGATTCACAGCAACGCCAACTGGATTTGGTCTGACGCTTGCCTCGGTGCTTCTCAGGCTTACATTGGTGGATACGTCTGGGCCAACACGGCTGGCACCTCATTCCAGACTCACCTAAATGCCAATGATGGTTTCCAGAATTACTCGACCTCAACCGTCCACAGATACGGTGGTGCTGTATACCGTTCGTCACTGACCCAGAACACTACCGTCACTTCGTTCTCTCAGCCCTACTCGCTCAACTACCCAATTCAGGCACTGCCCATGTCGCCTGACGAGTACCCCACCTGCGTCTACTCCTACCTGAACTTCATCTTCGTAGGCACCAACAAGGGTGTGCGTATGTGTCAGACCCTTACGGTCTACGACCCCAACGCTCAACAGGCTGGCGATCTAAAGTCAGGTCCGACCCTGCCTAACATTCTTCAGCCAGTGAACACCCCAGTCACCGCCATCACCGGCGACGATAGGTTCGTGTGGTTTGCGTGGACTAACTACGATAACAGTTCAACTGGTCTGGGCCGTATGGACTTGTCCACTTTTATCAAGGGCGACCCACTTACCCCTGCCTACCAGTCAGACCTTATGGCTACTGGTCAGGGCGTGGTGAACTCTTTGGGCTGGGACCCAGTGAACAATGTGCCTATGTTCGCTGTGGCTAACCTCGGTGTCTACACCCGTGCTTCTACCTACGTCACCAGCGGCACCCTTTACACCGGCTACTTCGACTACGGAATCCCTGACCAGAAGATTCCCGTGTTCTTTGACTACGGTGTGTACCTTTCCTCTGGTGCTTCGGCTACGGCTACCGTCCAGCTCGACCCCACCTCGGCTACAACCACCCAGAACTACAACGTTCCGGCGTATCTCAACAACAACTACGCCGAGCAGGAAAAGATTATTAGCCAGGCTTCGCTGAACCCCAACCGTGCCCAGCAGTTCGAGGTAGCCCTGACCGTTACTGGCAACGGCACCTCGACCCCAGTTGTCCACCGCTGGACCCTGAAGGCGTGGCCTACCACCGTGGCTGAAACCTCAATCATGGTGCCACTCAAGTTCTTTACGGTGAACAGCGTGAACGGCTACGAGACTGGCAACGACCCCTACGAGAACTTCGTTTACCTAGAGAACCTTCGCATTAACCAGACCATTACCACCTACCAAGAAGGATCGTTGCTGGCGAATGTCATCATCGAAGGACTGGACTGGCAACCACACAAGCGTCGAGGCGATTACAAGAATGGCTTTGAGGGTGACTGCGTAGTGACCCTTAAGACCATCGGGGGCTACCAGCCCTATGTTCCAGCCAGCACCCTTTAATAGAAAGTAGAATAGACCTATGACCTACCCTGTCCGTGGATACGTTGGAGCCGCCTCTGCCGGTACGCTCTCAGCCTCGTTGTCAGCTTCCACCACCGGAAGCGTGGCTTCGTCCACCTCGATTGCCTCTTGGAACTCATCTTCAACGGTGACTCTGACCTCTGGTGTAACCATCACCGTGGCTATTGACTACGGTTTAGCGACTGAAGAAAAGGTCTTAGCCTACTACGTTGATGGCACCCACATCAACATTACCGCCCGTGGAGTGGACGGCACCACCGCCCAGACTCACGGTGCCGGTGCTTTCTTTATCCCAGTCTGGTCTGCGGCTGAGGCTCAAGAAGCCCAGAACGCTGTTCAGTTGCTCAAGCCAGTCTTGACCAACACGGGTGGAGCTACCACCCCTGCCGTCATTGGTGTAGACGCTACCGCAGCAGTTGGTACGGCTCAGGTTGTTGCCCCCATTGACCACGTTCACGATCTACCCAGCACCTCATTGGCTACCTGGCTTCAGGGTGCTACGGTCACGGCCTCTGGTCTGAGCGTTCCTGCCGCTAACTTAACCGGCACCTTATCCACGACTCAGCTGGCGAACGCCTCTAACTCCTGGTCCCCAACGCCCGTCACCTCTGGCACACTTACCAACTCGCCTGCTTCGTACATTTCTCAAACAGGCGTCACTGGATTCACCACCTACTTGATTACCTTTAACGCCAGCGTGGCTATGGGTTCAACTGCTAAGGGTGTCGTGGCTTCAATTGGTATTAACGGAACCGCAACCTCAACAGCCATGACTCAGACAATTCAGGCATCGTCATCGTCCATCTTGACCGCCACCTTTATCTACACCACTACCGCTTATGCCACCCCCACCATCAACGGAATGTTGTTTGTTGGCTCAGGTGGTAGCGCAACCATCAACGCCGCGACCCTTTCTATCGTTGGATTGGCATAACATGACTACACCTGCACAAGACCTCGTAAACTGGGCTCACTGGTTTGTGAACCACGACAAGTCAGCCCAAGAGGTATACACCGAGGGCGCAAAGCGTATGGACGAGATTGGTCGCTGGCCTCTCGTATTCCCTATTAACTCTGACTGCTCTGGGTTCGTAACCCTAGTGTCGTGGCTGGCTGGTCTTGCCGACCCCAACCACTGTGGCTACAACCACACCGGCTACACCGGCACCCTGCTGGCTAACAACCGTCACATCACCATTGACCAAGTTCAGCCTGGCGATCTCGTCGTTTACGGTGGTGGCGTGGGTGTCCACACCGCCATTGTTATCGAGGTCCACGGTCACGACATTATGACTGTTTCCTACGGTGATAACAACGGTGCTATTTACTGTTGGGTCAATGTTCCTCAACTGGTTCCCGACAAGGGCGTGCCGGTAGATGGTCGCACCCCACAGACTTTCCTTCGCCTTAACCAGACACGGGTACGCCCAGCAAAACCAATTCCGGCGGCATAATGCTTGCCAACATCGGGGACATCGCTAACTGGGCGAACGTAATCTCAGTTTTCATTTACCCCGTTATTTTCTTCATTGGTCGTATTATCTGGAAACACTTTAAGGCAGAAATGTCCCCAAATCACGGGTCAAGCATGCGTGACGCTGTAGATCGCATTGAGGCAGCAGTTCACGCTATTGCTGAAGCAGAGAAGAAGAACGCAAAAGCAATCAAGCGAGTTCGCAAGGACTTAGAGAAGCACTTGTCAGAACTAGAGTATGTCGAAGAAGTATAACAATCACATCACTGGCGACCACCTACAGTTCTCGGAATGGCTGAGCTGGAAGGCTCAAGGAATCTTTCGTAGTTGGTGGTTCGTTGTTATCTTCACCACTATCACCTTTACTTGGCTGGCTATCCCTGTCTGGTTCCATGACCCAGCCCGACTCTGGCTTAACTACTACCTGTCGTACATCGCAGTCCTAGTCGAGTCCATTATCGGCATTGGGGTAGCCAGTCAGTCCATGCGTGACGCCGTTATCCTTCGAGAGATTAAGAAGATTGGCGCACATGACAGCGAGCACTCAGTCCTTGACTACAAGATTGACGTTGAAGCACTTGCTTTAATCAAAGAGATACACGCTAAACTAATGGAGAACAACTAATGGAATCGGGCGACCTTGTATTTTTCCACACCACCGGCCTCATGGGGGGTGCTATCAGATTTGGGCAGAGAAAAGTCAAAGCCTTTAAGGCAACAGCCAAGTGGAACCACGTTGGTATCCTTGACGAAAAGGTTGGCGATGACTGGACGGTTATCCAAGCCGAACCCCGTGGCGTCACCAAGGACAAGCTCCTAAGCCAAGTAGCCCCAGGTGGGTCATACGAGGTAGTGCCACTCCCAGCCAACCTGAGCCGTTCTGACTTCATCAACTTCTTACGCCTTCAGGTGTCAGATCGCTACAGTTTCCTGACCATTTTCTCCTGTGTAGCCGACATTCTGCTCCCCGACGCCGTCTGTCTCCGCCGTAACCACACTTGGATTTGCAGTGGTTTAGCCGCTGGTGGCCTTATGTTTGCTGGGTTTGCCCCTGCCGCCGAGTGGGGCGACCTCTACACCGTCATGCCTGCTGAACTTAGGGAAATGCTCTAATACACAACTTATGCACAAGTAGCGGTTATACTGTGCTTCCGTACCCTACAAAGGACGGACAATGCGTAAGACCCAAGTGCATGTAGTTATCCCTGACACTCAGGCAAAGCCTGGTGTTCCGACTGACCACCTATCTTGGATAGGACAATACATAGTGGACGAGTTCCGTGACTTGCCCATCAAGATAATCCACCTTGGCGACCACGCCGACATGCCCAGCCTGAGCATGTACGACAAGGGTAAGAAGGCGATGGAAGGAAGGCGTTATGTCCAAGACATCGAAGCAGCCAACGAAGCTTGGCGAGTCCTCAACGAACCACTACTCCAGTTTAATCTTAACCGGAAACGAACGAAACATAAGCCCTGGCTTCCACAGCGGTTTATCCTACTTGGGAACCACGAAGATAGGATCAACAGGGCTGTCTCAATGGACGCTCAACTTGAGGGGGTCCTCTCAACAGACCAACTCGACTACGCCAGAACCGGCTGGACGGTTTCGCCGTTTCTTGACATTCTGTGGCTCGACGGCGTGGCGTATTCGCATTACTTTTACAATCCCATGTCGGGAAAGCCGCTCGGCGGAAACGTTGAAGCGAGGCTTCGGGCTATTGGACATTCTTTCACGATGGGGCACCAGCAGACGTTGGGTTACGGCCTTCGTTTCGTGGCTGGTAAGTCCCAGCACGGACTCGTAGCAGGTAGTTGCTACCTGCACGACGAGGACTACAAGGGTCCACAGGGTAACGCTCACTGGCGTGGCATTATCGTTTGCCATGAAGTTGAGGACGGTTCCTACGACCCCATGTTTGTCTCGCTGAACTACCTCTGCTTGCGGTACGAGAACATGAGCCTTGAGAAGTTCATCGCCAAGAAGTACCCGAAGTTGCGTGGCTAATGAACATCTCAATCTTTACCTCTAGCCACAATCCCCAGTACCTAGACCAAGCCTACGAGTCGCTGGTAGCCCAGACTGACGCTGACTGGGAGTGGCTGGTACTGCTGAACAACGGTGCCAAGTGGCGCGTGCCGGACCCAGAG